ATGCAAGTGTGACGATCGCCCCTAGGTAAGCCCATGATGCGCTCAACGATTTTAAGTAACTGATTCGCGGTTTTGTAGACATCTTTGTGTTCCCGTAAAGTAGTGATTTTAAATGGTGTAACTACGTTCCCGTCGTATACATCGTTTCCACAGCTTTCTCGGAATAAGCCCTTGTGAAAGGACTTCTCCTGGTTAACTGTGAAACCGACGCACCGCGCGGTCTCCGCAAAGAGATCGTACGCCGAGACTGGGATAATGACGTCATCGCCGAAGACCGAGATGTTAATCCCGGCCTTAGGCTCGACTCCCACGTGTTTACACGTGGCCCAGGCAAGAGAGTAGAAAATTAAACTCTCTAACTCGAACGTATACGCATTCCCCATAGAGCTAAACTTATGAAAGTCGTACCAACGACCTTCGCAGAAAAACCTAGGGCTCCGACCATAATCGAGTAGTTTTATCCACTCGATCGGGAGGAGGTCTAACACAACGTTGTAAGAAATTGTGTCAGACGCTGATTGAAAGTCAACTGTCGCGAGAATATCCGGGACAGCCGCCAGCCGTTGATTAACGGACTGGTGCCTTAAGTCTATACCTGCTCCTAACAATCGGTGTTTTAAATACTCACCGATTCCCTTTTGATAAAGGATGTTAAGAGTAGGTTCAATACATATAGGCCTATCAGTTTTTGCGTTTTTTGGAACGTAAGTAAGCTCCGATCCGTCGACGATATTAACTTCGACGGGCCCCGGTGGGACCCAACCAGGGAACTCTTCTAAGAATTCCTGGAGGATGGGAGTAAAAGCGAAGTTGCACTCTAGAGCTGATGTTAGCTTCTTATATATCGACGTATCTTCTCGAACAGAGAAGGTTGCGCCTGGCCCGTGTCCAAAGTTCAAAGCATCGAATTTTGGAACGTCACCTAAGATCTCTGCGATTTTAAGTTGCGCGCTGTACAAAACAGACGCAACGGAACGGGGAAATTGAAAATCCCCGTTCCACAGAGCTCTAAAGATGGCATTCGTATTCCGACACTCCTTCTCGGAGTCTAGGAAACTGTGTGTCGCCACTAGCCGGGTATTTATTCCGGTCCGTATATCCTTGCACTTAGCTAAAAGCTTCGTACATTGATAGTCTATGAACGCAGCTGAGGGAGACGTATAGTCATCCCAGTTGAAGCCCATAGATACGAGTTGAGCATACTCCTTATGTTTTATCATAAGGGCTAGCGCCAAACTTCGTGGTGTATCACAGCACTCGAAAAATCGAGCCGCGTACTTGAGTGCTAAGTGCCTGTCGACACTTGTGTTGACCTGATTTCCTTTCCGCCCCTTTTGAGGGCGTACAGGTCGTTTCTTTACACTTCCCTTATTACCCGCCATGGTTAATAACCTCCGTGTTTGGCTTTTGAGAAGAAACGCCTCGACCGTTCAAAGAAAACTTTGAATGATTAAGTTGTTTACTGATCATATGCAAGACATGAAGATAATCAACACGGTGGGTATGGGATAATGCCCCGACATCTGACAAAAACTTCTTCATTCCTGAAGGGTCTTCGGCAGAGCGGGACAGAAGCGCTTTGATGATAAGAGAAGTCACGTAGAACTCAATCCTCTTCCTAGAGGATGGGAACTCGTCAACTTTATTATCTAGGATGTCCGTGACGTCAACAAATTCAAAGATTTTTCTTATCTTTGCTGACACGCGAACATAGCCTAACAAACACC